TAAAGATTTCTGGTGGGGCGTGGTATTCTATTTCAATAGATTCACCATGAGGAAGTCCCTGTAAAGCGTGATAGGTCCAAAGCGTCGTATCCGGGTGCCTTGTTTCTGGTGGTACTAGAGCTAGACAGTCAGCCTTGGACCCATCATCAAATTCTATTTGAAATTCTGTACCAAGCGCATAACCAAAAGCTTCGGTAAAAAATCCAGCAGATTTATATCTATTCTCCACTCTGTAGGCTATGTGATCTAATCTCATAATGGTTTGACTTATGTTTAATTATCTTTATTCTCCGCTAAAAGCAGCAGGTAGTCAATAAGGTTTCTTATCTTCCTAATCTTTCCAATTTTTTCGTAATATTCTTCCCCTATTTTTGAGTCTTTTTTAGCGCCGTATCTAAATGCGTTAAAAATTAACTCTCTTTCACGACTTTCTAGGAGTTCTGCGATCATTTTTTTGTCTTCGACAAGCTCATCAAGGGTAAGCTCTACTTCTTTAACATATTCTTTCCTTTCCATTCCAGTATTTCTTCGCGGTTCATGTCTCCAAAGTCATTTTGGGTAGGGAAGGCAATTTGTATCTGGCGCGCATCAAAGTGACTTTCAAGCTTCTTTACCGCAGCTTTTACTCCTTTATTCCCTGCGCTATTATTATCTGAGTCGTCGTTAAAAGAAACAAAAATTTTATTTGGATCTAGTCTAATTAATAGACCAATTAAGGAAGGGCTTAAGTTTAGACCGAAAACTACAAGGGTATTTTTTACGTCAGCCTCCCATAAAGAAAGCATGTCTCCTATACTTTCGACTAGAATCAATTCTTTTTGCTGTTTTATAATAGAATAATTAACTTGAAGGGGGTATTTCCACTCCGAAGTCCTGCCTCTGTGCAACCACTTGGGGGTGTTTTTGTTTTCAGGATTTTTAAGGCATCTTCCTGTGACTCCGATAAGCTCTTCTTTCGAAGTGAGAATAGGAAAAACGTATCTGTCAGACATTGTTCCTTTTTTAACTACGCCACCTTTAAACAAGTCGAGCGTGCCCTTTGATATCCCTCGCTCTATCCAATAATCGTGTGTAGGGATTATTTTCTCAAGATATGAACTTGGAAACACTTTCCTGCTGGAAACGTTAGGTCTGTGTTCTCTTTTAACTTCTCCATTTAAAGACCATTTGTCTTCCAGCATGGTTTTAGCTTTGCTAAGGTCTTCTAAGTTTAGAGAAAGTTGAATGAGATGTTCAAAGGACCCGCTGATTTGTTTACTGAAGTCAATGAAATGACCAGTATCCTTCCTAACAGAGAGAACCGTACCACTACTTGAGTCGCGGTAGATTGGTTTCATACGGAGCTCCCTTCCGTTGTCTTTTATATTTGAATAGCCAACGTCAAGAAGGATACTTTTATAATCCATTACAGCGTTTCTCCGTCTCTGTCGTTTTCTTCGTCAAGGTTATATCTCATGTTTTCTCTAGCAGCAATGTCCGCTGCCGTGCCCGACTCTTCAACTCCAAAATTGTTAACCGTGAAGTTAATGAAGTTGTTCTGAAAGGTTACGGCTCCAGCCTCCGACACTCTTCTAACTAAGTCGTGGTGGCCCGCCGCATCTTTGCCTTGGAATCTGGTTTTAAGGGGGATGAGCTTGTGTGTCCCAAACTCTTGCCCGTCCTGAGCAATTTCATCTACAGTTTTTCTTCTAAAGATCCCCACGAAAGACGAGTACCATTGAAGCCTATCAGACTGGGCGATGGCAGAGCTGTCGTCAACGACAGCAGACCCTCTTCTGTTGAAGTTTTCTCCACTTCTGTTCATTTGCATGGCTGTGATTATGGGGCAATTGAGTTCTTCGGAAAGTTTTTTAAGCTTATCCACCTTTTCTCCGATGGCTTGGTATTCTGCCCAATTGTTTCCTACTTTTTCCCCAGTTAGTTTAATGTAGTCGTAGCCGAGTACGAAGGGGTTTCCTCTACCGACGTTAGATAGGGCCCATCTTCTAACGAAGGAGCACAGTTGGTCGATGTTTTTGTTTCCTACTGGGTAATGGTAGACTTTGTGCCCGCTCATTTCTTTGAAGGCGTTTCGAACTTTTTCGACAAGCTGCGCGTTTTTCCTCCAGCTTCCGGTTTCAAGATGCCAAAGGGAAACCCCGCTTATTGCTGATGCGATTCTAAATTTTACGTCTTGGGTATCCATTTCTGTATCGAGAATTAAGGCGGGTACGTTGCTAGCCTTAGATACCTTACGGCATATGTCTAAGATGAGGGTAGATTTGCCTTGACCCGGTCTCGCCACGAAGGCGTAAAGATTTTTAGATCTAAGACCGCCGTACATCCTGTTGAATTCCGCGTAAGGAGTTGGGAATCCGGTTTCTTTAATCGGGTTTTCTCCTCTTTCTTCGACTAGGTGCTCTAGGTCTTCGAGTAAGAGCTCTGGTTCGTTTTCCATTGTCTCAAACTCTCTAAGTTGGTCTCCGTAAAGGGTATCTACCGTGCCGACTATCTCTTCGATTTCTTTTTCTCCGTTTTCTTTTATGAACTTTTTAATCTCATCGCACTTATGATATAAGTTTCTCCTCACCGAGAGCTTTGCAAGTTCCTGAGTGGCTTCCATTAAGCCTTTTATGTTTATAGATGTAAAGGCAATTGATTCTAGGTAATCATGAATATTTATGTCGTCTTTGAATGAGATGCCAATGTTTTTTATTTTTTCTGCTAGGACCACTGTGTCTACGCTCTCGTTCTTAACTAAAGAATTTCTGAGAACGCAGAAGATGGTTTGATGAACCTCATTTATGAAGTCTTTCTCTGAGATATATTTTTCAATATCTGCAAGGAATTTTGGGTTTTTGATTAGTCCCCCTAATACGTGTCTTTCTATTTTAATCGAATATATTGAATCCATACTTTATTTTCTCTTTCATACTGTGCGACCTAAGTAGTAAGACCTAGTATACAGGATTTTTTACATTGATCAACTTATTTAAATCGTTATTCCAAACTTTTTTTTGATGTACCCTTTTGAGAAGTCTTCAAAGTCATTTTCTTCTAGCTCTATCAGCGCATACCCGTTGCTTTCCAGCCAAACCAATTTTTCGTAATCTCTTTTGATTGACTTGAGGTATTTTGCTCTTGAGTTGCCGTGAAAAAATTTGTTAAAAGAAGAGTGTTGGGGGCCGTTTACTTCGACGGCCACCTTGATTGTGGCGTTTAAAAAGTCCACCTTCATTCTTGTCCCGTATACGGGGAACTCTTCGTAGACTACGTGGGCTATCCAGAGAGGCTTGAAGAGATGCTTTGCGCGCATTTGCAGTTTAGATCTTGATTTTCCGTCCCAGTTTATGAGATATTTAGATACACTCCTGTTTTGGAGTCTGCCGTATGCGTTGTAAAGTCTCATAGAAAAATTGGTGGAAGCGGCGGGAATCGAACCCGCGTCTTTAAAGCCATCGGCTCAAATATACTACAAGCTTAACCAGTATTTGTTTACCTCGCATAAGGCAGGTCACTGATGAACCAACCGGGCTGCTCAAAGAGTAGCTGGGACCGACGCAAAACGCCAGACGCCTACACGAGTTTGGAGTCACGTTTTATACTAGCGTTACAACCGCCCTAGTTTTTTGCTCGCTATCGACGCCCTAGCTCCTTAACGAGCATCCAGAGTAGGACGGGGTAGGTTATTCTACCAGCAAGAGGGCTTCATCCTCTACAAAACCGAACTTGGCGAGAATCTCGTCAGCTTCGGCTAGTGAAGGAGCCATCTCCATGTCAACATTAGTGTTGGCATTTATGTTTTTTTGATAGATGTTTTTAAGAGGCCAACCATCATCCTCTGCTTGCAATTTGGCGTAAGGTTCTAAATCGAATCCAGTACGCTCCCATTAAATTATTTACACTATTTTAAGATTTTTTGAGCACATCTCTAAATTTAAAAAACAAATACTTTCCTATCTCCTTGTTTTCTTCAAAATATTTTCTAAGATTATCTAACCCTTGGTGTTGCTTATCAAGGTCTAGCTTAGTTTCCTCTTTGACTTCGTTAATTAATTCGTCAGATATAGTGATCCAAGCCCCCCTTCTTACCGCCATGTCCCACTGAAGCATCATGTCAACTACTTCGTACTCAACCCAAATGCTTTTGCCGTCTTTGCTTCCATATCTAACTGGGTACCTAACTAACGTTCCTGTCTTTTCGTTTGGAGACTTTTTGAAAACAACTTTACACCAGTGCCCCAGCAGATCTCCTTTTCCGTTGGGCTCTGTTGAGATAATATCTTTTAAGTGTCTCTCTTGGAATTCGATGATCCAATCACTGTAGTGTAGCAGTGCGTTACCTCCGGAAGCGTTGGTAACTCTTGCGTCGGTTCTTTCGTACGGATTGATTGATACTTTGCTTCTTACTTGGGACACCATATAACATATATGACCGCGAGTAGTAAGTCCAAGGGCCATCTTTCTTAAAAAGTCTGTGCTTAATAGCGCGCCGCCAGCCACTCTGTTAGCTTCTTCCGGTGGTCTTTCTAAGTCACTTTTAGGCACAAGAGAATCCATGGAATCTATGATGAACATATACCTATATTTCTCTGGATTGTTTTTTACTAGCTCG